CCCCACGCCTTGAGCCGCGGATCAGCCGAGGCGACCGCTTCCGCGGGCGGGACATACGTCTTCTGCCCCGCCTTGTAGCCGGGGCCGTCCATCAGGTAGACCCGATAGGGCCCCTGCGCGTCCCACCGCACATCGCTGATCCAGTTCGATGCCATCAGCCCGCCCCTCCGATCCGGATCTCCATCTGCCCGACGTGATGCCGAGAGATGGTCTGCGCCAGATCACTTTCCAGGAGTTCCAGCCACTCCAGCCGTTCCAGGGCCGCGGTCTTCGGCTTCCACCGTGGCCACCGAATCAACTGCCCGGACAACTGCGCCCGCTCCGTGCGCACGGTCTTGATCTCCTTGCGCGCCTCCTCGAGACTCGGCGGCACCACCGCCACCGGCTTGGGCTCATAGCCGTATTTCCACGGGTGCTTGAGCAGGGGGGATTCCTCGGCCATGTAGACTTTGATCCCCATCCCTCTCGCGATGCCGAGTAAGTGCTCGAAGTTGGCCCGCTGCTCGCGATACTCCGCCTCCGTCGAGAGGTGGATGCCGTAGATGTGAATCTCCTGGAACCCTTCGGCCATCGCCTGCGCCACCATGTAACTGGGGCCACTCGCCCAGTAGGCGCCGAAGCGGGCCTCTAGTTCTTCCAGCGGAAACCTCCGTGCGTTCGCCGGCCAGTCGTTCGGCGGCTCCTGCTGGAGATACACCGGAATCGTCTGGGCTTGCGTCTTCAGCCACTCGACGTGCCCCTCGGGCCGCACATAGAACCCCTTCGGAATCTCGTGCGCATAGACCACCTTGTTGCCCTTGGGACGAAAGAACATCTTGTCCAGCGGGTGGAGTTCGTACCACCGATCCACACGCTGCAGGCCGCGGCCTTTGGCATCGCGGCACATATAGGCGTCGTTGAGCGACCAGATCTCCATCGAGGGATCGGTCCATGGGGTCTTACTCCATGACGGGGCAGTCCCTACTACCGACACTCGCTTCTCGCTCACACGCACCACCTTGGTAGATGTAATAGAATTGCCATATGCCGATCCGCCGCTCATACGATGGCGCTCGATTCGAAAGACTCACGGTAATCCGAGATGTTGAACCACTCAGAGGCCGACACCGCCGCATGGAGTGCCAGTGTGATTGCGGGTCCGTAAAACACGTCGGACTTCGCCATTTGCTGTCTGGGCGCACGCGAAGCTGCGGTTGTCTCCATAGCGAGAGCACGCGCCAACGTTCGACTGTTCATGGTCACAAAACACGAACCGGCAGCAGCCGCGAATACGAGGCGTGGTGCAATATGCGCCGCCGCTGCTACGACACGACGCACCCGCGATACGCCGACTGGGGCGGGCGCGGCATTACGGTGTGCGACCGATGGCGCCATGACTTCGCCGCGTTTATCGAAGATATGGGCCCGTGCCCACCAAAGCACCAGCTTGACCGCATCAACAACGATGGCAACTACGAACCTGGCAATTGCCGTTGGGCCAGCGCACAAGAACAACGGCACAACCGACGTCTCTACAAGCCAGTCGTATTTCGTGGCATCAATACGACGATTGCGGATCTTGCTAGGCTGCATGGGCTCGCGCATACCACCCTGCATCGTCGACTGAGGCGCGGATGGTCCCTCAATGCTGCGCTGACGACACCACCGAACCGAACGAATAGGCCGGTTTCCTAACACGTCGCTACTCCACCAGGAGCATAATCGGCGCTCCCGTACTGGTGCTCTTGAGATACAACCGGGCCGCATCGGCGGCGCGGCTGACTTCCAGCGGCACGATCCGTGCGCCGGGCTGTGACAAATCTAGCACCTGGAATGCGAGGTGCGGCGTCTGGCCGAGGCCATGCACAATACTGAACTCACCCGTGCTGGCTGCCGTAGTGGAGGTCAGGAAATAGGTTTGCAGGTTCGTCGCCCGCGTCTGGTGTTCCGGGACGCCAAAGCGGATATTGCCCAGGACGTGGGTAAACGCCTCGTCCAACGCACGACGCATGCCGTCGTCGGGAATGCGACGCAGGAGCGACTTGATGTATCCTAAATCGGCCAGTTGTAACCAATGTCAGCCATGGCAAGATGGCGGACATGCCTCCATTGATTGACCTGTCTGGTCGTGTGTTTGGCCGTCTCATGGTGCTCCGACGAGCTGATACCACAGCGCCGAAACCAAAGTGGCTGTGTGCGTGCGAGTGCGGACGAACGAAGGCCGTCTCCGGCAGCGACTTGAAACTCGGGAAAAGCAGATCGTGCGGATGCGGCGCCATCGAGAAGACAGTCGCCAGAAGCTACAGGCACGGCCATGCCGCCAGAGGACATTTGTCTGCCGACTACATGTGCTGGTCGAACATGAAGCAGCGGTGCCTGAACCCGTCTAACTCGCACTATCCCGATTACGGGGGCCGCGGCATTACGGTATGCGACCGATGGACGTATTCGTTCGATGCCTTCATCGCTGACATGGGACCGGCGCCGTTCGATGGGGCCACGCTTGATCGCATCGACAACAACGGACCATATAGCGCCGACAATTGCCGCTGGGCGACCATGCGAGAACAGGCTCGCAACAGGCGCTCGACTCGCTCCGTCACATTCCTTGGGCGCAGAGTCGCACTCGGCCAACTCGCCGAGTTGGCTGGCGTCACATACATGCGCCTCTACGGGCTGCTTCATCGCGGGTTGTCGGCAGAGGAGGCCGTGGCGCGAGGCACGCTCGCGCAATTGTCTCCACGCCGCCGCCGCAAGAAGTAGATCGGCCATTAGCCGGACACTTTCTGCACCCAGAAGTGCGTCGGCCCCATCCCCGTGCCCGTGCTGCCGTAGACCGTGGACGTCGCCGATCCGCCCGTGAAGCGCGTCTGCACCGTCAGATAGGCCGTGGTATCGGTCGCGAGAAACACCCCGTTGACGGGCAACGCCAGCGTGCCGCTGGAGTTCTCGACTTGCCCGTTCCGCTCGTAGGAGGTCAACGCCTGGTTGTCGTTCGCCAACACCCGCACGCTGAGCCGCACGGTCGAAATCTGCGACTCGTGGACGACTTGTCCCCCGAACGCCCAGAGGCCCGAACTCGTCAACAGGATCCGGGACGAGTTCGCCGACGTGCTATGGAGTCCCGTGCTGTCGTAGTCGTTGGTCGTCCAGTTGATGCCGGCAAAGGTCAGGCCGGTGTTGATCTGCAGCACCGAGGCCAACGACACGCGCGCCGAAGGGATGCGCCCCCCGACCACGGTCCCCCCGGCCAGCGAGAGCGTCCCCGCAACCGTGAGGTTGCCGTCGAACGTGGAGTTGCCACTGACCGAGAGCGATCCCGTGATGGTGGAGTTCCCGGTGACTTGCACGGTCCCCGCGATCGAACTGGGGCCGTTGATCCGCGCGCCGCCCGTGGACACGGTGAGGCCCCCCGTGGAAATGACGAGCGCGTGCGCGAGGCCGTTCAGCAGGCCGTTTTCGACCGCGGCGACTTCCGTGTCTAGGTCGTTGACGTGCGCGGCCTGAATCGTGTTGCCGGTGTTTTTCGCCGCTGGACTGAAGACCCCCGTGGGATAGCTGGCCATTTACATCTTCCTCGCTTCCGGTTCCGGCACGACTTCAAAGGCGTAGCCGAACCAGCGGAACTGTTCCTGCCCGGTGTAGACCGTGCGGAGTTTCACTGTGTGGCCTTCCGCCGACATCGGGAGCGGCGTGTAGACCTTGCGGCGCCCACTCCCGCCATACGTCGCCGTGCCATAGACCGCGGTGCTCCCGTAGGTGGCCAAGCCCGCCCCGATGTTGAACGCGACCACGCCCTGAGAGACGCCATCGGTAAACACCTCCGCCGAGAAGTCCCCGCCGTGCGGCTCGTGCTCGATATGCACCCCCGTGACCCGTGCGCGGTGCAGGCCAAAGGTCAACTCCGGGCCTTCGTAGGTCGCGACCAGATTGGAGCTGTTCGCCGAGTAGCCGGTGGACTCTTCAAACACGATGCCCGAGGTGGAGGGCATCGAGAACAACCGCCCCCGATTCCCGGCAGTCGGTTCGTTGCCGTTCCAGTGGATGTAGAACGCGATGTCCCGATCCGTGGTTGTCCAGGCTGGTACGCCGTCGTTTTCGCGCGTGCGGTCCAGATTCAGCACCAATTCGCCCGGCGATCCCGTGGGATAGAGCCGCGGCACGCTGATCGGCATTTCCTTCCGGACGTGGTTGTAGACCGCCGCGATCTTCGACAGATTCGCCGCCGACGTGTTCCGCGTCAGGTCGGCGAACCCCGGCGTCAGGTCGTGCTCGAGACTGCGGTCCGAGCCGCCATCAAACGAGTCGATGCCATCCGTGCCGACGTGGATGTCGGCCTGTTCCACCTTCGCCCCCGCCCGTGGGCCGAACTGCCCGTTATCCGCGCCCTGCGAGGGCCGCACCTCGAAATCAAGGGACGTCTGGCCGATGACCAGGAAGATGCCCGTCTGCCCCTTGACCAGTAACGTATCGCCCAACGGCTGCACGGCCGTGATGTCGTCGCCCTTCTCGAAGGGGATATCGATATAGAACTGATCCGGCCAGGCTTGCGGGAGAAACAACTCAGTAAACCGCAGCCGGTTCCGCACGGTCGCATCTGGCGCCCAGCAGCGATTCTTCCAGAACACCCCAAACCGCACCGCCACCGGGACGCCGTGTGTCGTCGGGGCTTCGTCGTTACTCGTCCAGTTGGACGAGGTGATCGTCAGACTCGACCCAATCGCGCCGCTGGAGATGTAGCGCAGCACGCTTTCCGCATCCGGAGTCTTGTGCCGCGCGTAGACGCGCGCCGCGTCGATCTTCGCATCCGTGGAGGCGGGGAACGTGACGCCGATGGCTCCCGTGGACGCCGAGAGGGTGATCGTCGACCCGGTCGAGACATTGGACTCGTACTGCGTCCCGCGATGTTTGTAACTGAAGGCGATCTCGTATTCGCCGCTCGTCAGCCCTCCTGAGGAGTGCGTCGACAACGTCGGGCCGGTGCTCGGCTTGTCGATCCCCAAGAGCAACCACGAGGCGCCTGCCGTGGAGAACACCGGCCGGTTCGCCCCGTCCATCGCAATGACGAGATCCCGGTCGTACGGGAAGAACACATCATTCGCGGTGCTCAGCGACGAATAGACCGGACTGCCGAAGACCCACGCAT